ACCCCTCCGATCCTTACAACAGTCTCCCGCCATATCAGCATGGGCTAGTTACTCCTGAACAGGATGAGCGGCTGGCGCGTGCGCTCGCAGAAGGCCCTCCGTGGGAGCGCGCGGAGGAACTGCGACCAGAGCGATCACCGCGACCCATCCCGCCACCCTTGCCAGGGCATCGGTAGGCTATGGCTACGGTTCCCGTGGTTTTCGGCTCCTACTCTGTACCTTGGGATTGGTGGATAACACTATACGACTTTGTACGGACGGCGGGCCACGTGACCGATCCGTTCGATGGCAACTGCGACCGGATAACCGCCTACCTCGCCATTGGCGCGGCGGAGAGTGGGTGGCGCGTTGACGCTGATGGGGCCTACATCTGCGACTGTTGTGCGTGCGGAGAGTGCAGCCACTGCGATATGTGCTCACTGCTTTGCGATGATAATACCAAGTCGCCGTATCAGAAGGCGCAGGAGCACTACGGCGGGAACGCATATACCTCGCACGGCCCCTATCAGGTAAGCGTCTGCGGAGGCCAGGCTAGCGCCTGGAAGTGTGCACCCGCCGAGCTGCATGACCCTGCCACCCACCTCTTGATCGCGTTGCCGCCGATCAGAGATGCGATCAATAACTACTGGGATGACAGCGCGCCAATTGAGACGAACGTCTGTAACGCGGCGCTGGGAAGCGGCCATCCCTGCTACTTCTGTCTGGACTGCAGCGAGTACCGGATACAGAACATTATCGGGTGCTTCAATAACATGAGGCAGTCCGTTTGTGCTTGGCTAGCAGGAAACGCGCCGCCTCCGCCCGTTGATCCTAACTGCGAGCCTAGCCCGATGCCTGACCTTCCTTTCGGCACGGCGTCGGCACGTCCTATGCCCCCCCTGCCACCAGACGTCGCCTCGCCCTGGCCAATGCCACCCTTGCCCAATCAAGGGAGCCCGTGTGCAAGCGGCGGAGGGGGAGACCCTACGGGGTTACAGTGGCAATGCCCACTGACGGGAAGTTTCGCGGTATCCCAGCCCTACGGGGGCAGTTGCGCGGCGGGAACCTACTGGTGCGACGATGAGCTGCCCGATGCTCCTGGTAATCAGTGCGGCCATTCGGGAGTTGACCTGGACACGTTCGGCGTAAACATCGACGTGCGTCCGGCGGCGGGATGGGGGGACGGCACCACGAAGGTCTGGGTCGCGATGGTCGGGTATGACGCCCAGGCCGGTAACTACGTGGTGCTGCGCCACGCGGATAACTACTACAATCAGATGATCGAGACCGCGTACTTCCACCTGGACTCGGTCGCCGTGCAGCAGAATACCTGGATTGACTGGACGACCATCATCGGGCAGACGGGCACGACGGGATGGTCAAGCGGCATCCACTTGCACTTTGAGGTGCGCGTCGCAACCCTGCCGGACATAACGTGTGGCTGTGCCTACCCTGCTTGCGCGCAACGCATGAATCCGGCGAGATTCGTTCCATGTGTGGCATAGGGGTATCCTTCTACCGTTTTCGGCGGAGACTGGCAAGGATTCGCCCCACAGCGCCGCAGGATCGGCGTGTGAGAGGGGGTCGCGCGAATGGCTAGACTGAAGCGATCCTTCATACATTTGAGGGCGGAGGTAGCTTGATGGCACGTATTGAAGCTCCGGCTTACTTTCCGTACAGGTTACTCATCTTTGCTGCCAATGGAACCTTTATCTTACGCAGCTTCAACGACCGTGTCGTGCGCGACCGCGAGGCGAGGATGCTGGCCGACGGGATACCAGCGCTGATGGTTGACGTGGTGGCGACCGTCAATGGCGGCGACTATCCGAGCGGGCTGGCCGATCCCCCACCAGTTCGCCCAAAGTCCTGGCGCAAACCCCCCAGACGGCCACGGTAGCCGTGGTATACTAGCCTCACAAAAGTCGTATTTCGTATTTTCTGGAAGGAGGCACCCTCTGTGAGGTTGGCTGTTGTTGAGCCCGCGAAGGGCACAACTCTGGAGGAGGCGCGGAGCGCCGCGCTTCATAACCAGCCCGACTACATCACCATCCCGCGCAGCGAGCTGCGCATGGACGCATCTAGTGGCCATATCCGTGCGGGCGGTTTCGACGGCCCTGCCACTGAGCTGGCCTTGTCCAAGCTCCTCCGGCCCACGGGCCTGCCTATCCGCTATATGGCACAGGCCCCGAACGACCTGGCTGCGCACAACTTCAACTTCTGGTTTCCGCGCCAGCGAGGGAGCGTGAAGCTGGCCGTCGCGAACGGTATGATCATCGGCGCGATGAAGGACAACTACACCCCGATCCCGCACCTGCGGATCGTCGAGCGCGCCGAGGAGTACATCGGGCGCTACCCCCTGCGCGAGGAGCCCGTCCTCAAGGAGTTCATCCTTCGCAACGAAGACCTGCGCCTGCGGATCACCTCTCCGACAGCGACGGCGCGCGTGGCACCGAAGGTTGGAGACATCGTCGAATGCGGCGTTGACCTGATCAATCACGAGTCCATCAAGGGCTATCTCGACGTTCAGGCCCTGTTCTACCGACTGGTCTGCGCCAACGGCGCTGTCACCCACGACGTCGGGTTCTCGAAGCGGGCGCGTCAGATCGGATGGCAGGATCATGACGCCATTCTGGATCGGGCCTTCGAGTACGTCGAAGAGGCCTACGGCATCGTGGCAGCGAAGGCAGCCGTGCTGCCTGAGCTGGTGGACATGCCGCTGCCGGACTTCGTGCTGGCCGAGGGAGAAGACGCCGACGACAGTCGCAAGCCCTGGCTCCGCGACGTGCTCCGGCTGGGGCGCGTTCCGAGGAAGATGGGCAGCGACCTGGTCGAGGCCCTGCACAGCGAGGACGCCACGGTCTATGGACTCTACAACGGACTGTCCCGCCTGGGGCGGGATTCCGCTGACCCTGCACTACGGCTGCGATGGGAAGTCGCGGCGGGTGCCCTCCTGTCCCCAGTCACGGCAGCGCGGTTCGCTGCCACCAGCAACTAGCGAGCAAGGGGGCCTTGCCAGGTAGATAAGAGCGAAGCCGGTTTGCTGACCATACCTGGTGGACAGCTTCGCCGCCCAGTGCCGTCTCATGAGAAACGACGAATTCGCAGCCCCTGCCCTGTTCGATACCGACGCATTTCGGGTTAAGCAGCCACGCACGCTGCGCCCGCGTGCGCCGGTAGACCTGTCTGCGCTGGCGGTAACGATGGATGGTAATCCTAACTGCCGCCGGTGCTCGCTATGGGAAGGCTGCAAGAGCGCTTGCATCATGGGCGAGGGGCCGGTGCCTTGTGACGTTGCCGTGTACGGCGAGTCCCCTGGGCCGGAAGAGGATGCGCTCCGGCGCTCCTGGATAGGGCCAGTAGGTAAGTTCCTGCGTAAGGCCTTGGATGAAGCGGGGCTGCCCTCAGATCAGGTCTACCTGTCGAATGTCCTCAAGTGCAAGCTCAAGACCGCATCGGATGGGAAGCGCGTTCCCCCGACCCCCAAACAAGCCAAGGCGTGTGCTCCCTATCGAGAGGCCGAGCTACGGTATGTCAAGCCTCGCTTCATTATTCTGCTAGGTGATGAGGCGCTTAGGGCCTTCACCAGAAAAGGTAAAATCACAGCGGCGCGCGGCGGCGAAATCTACGATGCAGCGGAGAACTGTTACTACCTGCCGACCTACCACCCCTCCTACGTGATGCGGGATCGGCGCAGGCTGGATCGATTCTGGGCAGACCTAGAGAAGTTCGTTCAACTGATCAAGGGAGAGGCCCCTGCCCAGGACGTCATCATTCGGCACGTCCTTGATGCTGACACGGCCCTAGAGTGCCTTGACGCACTAGGGAAGGCCGATGTCATCGCAGCGGACATCGAGACGACGGGCCTGATAGACTACCGACCTGGAGCACGTGTTCTCAGCATCGCCTTGTGCGGGGACGGTAAGACTGGCTGGGCGATTCCGCTTGATCACCCGCAGTCCCCCTGGGGGGGAGACGCACTCGACGCTGTTTACGAGGAGATCTTCCGCCTGCTGTACGAGAAGCAGGTCACCAACCACGCGACGAAGTTCGACCTTCGCTGGCTGGCGCGGCTCAGAGGGTTTGACATCTGGAAGATGACCAAGCCTCCCCGCGACACCAAGGTGATGTCTCACTTGCTAGACGAGAACGAACCAAAGGGGCATCACTTGAAGCCGATCGTTCGTGATGAGCTGGGCGCACCCAACTACGCGGCGGGTGTGGACTTCAAGGAGGGGATCGGCCCCTGCGCGTTACGAGGCGAGCCTCTTGCCCTGGGCGACCTGCTAGACTACAATGCCCAGGACGCCGTATGGACACATCGCCTGGATACGCTGCAGTACGGGCGCATTCTCCAGCAGCCTAAGATCGCGCGGCTGCATCGCATGGTGCTGCTGCCTGCCTATCGCGCGCTCATCGAGATGGAGCTGAACGGAGTCTACGTCGACCCTGAGCGACTACCGGAGCACGCCAGCGACCTGCGCAGGCTGCTTGCCGAACTGCACCAGCGGATGTTCGAGGAGTTCGGTGTCAAGCCGGAGAGCTTCCGCAAGCAGGCTTTCCTTATCAACTGGATTTACGGCCCGCCGCCTGGCGGGTTAGGCATTCCCATCACGGATCGGACGGAGAAGACAGGGCGGCCTGTCGTATCAGAGAAGAAACTAGCCTATCACCGCGACGAGTGTCCGGCCATTGACCTCTACTTGGAGATCAAGGAAGTCCAGAAACTGCTGGATACGTACTTGGGGACGGAGACGGAGGGCACGACGACCAAGAAGGTGACGGGCTGGCCTAAGCTGATCTCCCCTGAGACGCACCGTCTTTACCCCTACTATAATCCGTGGGGCACAGTGACAGGCCGCGCGTCGGCAGAGAAGCCGAACGTCCAGCAGACGGCACGCGATCCTCGTGTCCGATCAGTGATCTGTGCGCCTCCTGGCTATAAGCTAGTGTCGCTTGACTACGCTCAGATCGAGCTTCGCGTTGCGGCGGCCATGTGGGACGACGGGCCGTTCCTGAAGACCTTTGCGGCGGGGCGCGACCCTCACCGCGAGGGCGCGGCATGGGTGACGGGCAAGGCCTTAGACGTGGTCACCTACGAGGAGCGCTCCCGCGCCAAGGGGCGGCACTTTGGCTACCTCTACGGCATGGGCGCGCCCAAGTACCAAGGGTACGCGTTCCGAAACTATGGCTTGAGGCTGACCCTGTCGGAGGCCGAGGAAGACCGGCGAGTGTTCTTCGAGCAGCACCCAGGCGTCGTCGCAGGGCACGAGCTGTATCGCGGGCTAGCGCACAATGATAAGCAAGTGGAGTCCTTGCTTGGACGTCTACGGCACCTGCCAGACATCGATTCGAGCGATAGGGGGCTGCAGAGTTATACGGAACGGCAGGCAGTCAACTCGCCCGTGCAGTCTACCGCGAGCGACTTCACGTATTGGAGTATGGGGCTGATCTACACGCCAGAAGTGATGATCGCGCTCGGCCTGTCTGGTATACTACCACGTGACGAGATTCGGCTGGTGGCCTGGATTCACGACGCGTTGCTGTTCGAGATTCGCGAGGACAAGGTGGATCACTACGTGCCCGTGCTAAAGCGGATCATGGAGACTCTCCCGCTGCTAGAGCTAGACCCCGATGTGTGGTTCCCTGTCCCTCTAGTGGTAGACGTTGAGATTACTCAATGCTGGGGCGATAAAGCATCATGAGCGAAGCGCTGGCGTGGGCTGCTGGGTTCGTTGACGGAGAGGGCTGTTTGGCGGCTCAGATGAGCCACTACTTTACACTCAGGCTCGATGTCGTTAATACTTATCGGCCCGCGATAGAGAGGCTCCAGCAGCTATTCGGAGGAGTTGGCAGGGTGTATAGCCTGGGGCGGGGTCACAGCCTCGGGCGTAAACCTGTTTGGGGCTGGAGAGTTCATGGGCGCGAAGCCCAGGACGTTGTGAGCCGCGTTCGCCCGTGGTTGGTGGTTAAGGCCCGACACGCGGACGTGTTCTGTGCCGCCCCTGCGGGCCATCTACGTCGAACAGGGGAGGGGGGCGCGATCGGCGGCGCTTGCCGATCTGGATCAAGATCGCACAGGCGGTCGCCTTTATGGAGTTAAGGAGGCTGAACCATTGACAGACGCAGACAATACCATAGAGGACACGGCGACGGAGCGCGAGGCCTTCCCCCAGGGCGGGGATCGCCCTGGCCCTGGTGAAGAGGGTTACGTGCGCTGCGATTACGGGCACCTTGGGCCAATAATGACTATCGACGAGGGCGTGCCCTTCGACGGCCCGAAGGGACAGTTCAACCCTTACTGCGTAAGCTGTATAAATCTGTGGGTGATTAAGCAGGCGGGCCTGACGCCGATGAGGTTCTTCATTCAGAAGCACTCCTATCGGGCCGTCCAGCCGAAGCTGATCGTGCCAGGGAGGGAGTTGTCGAATGAGTTTGAGCGACGAGGCTGAGACCACTATCTACAGCGTGCAGGTGTGTCGGTGCCAGGCTGGGCACGAGTTGCTGCCCCAGGGCGCGATCACCTTCGGCGAGAATATGCAGGCCGGTATTCCTACTGGCGTCGACAATCGCTACTGCCCTGTCTGCGTGTTCTCATGGGTGATTAAGGAACTCGGTCTGCGACCGATGGAGCTGATCAGCAAGCCCCTTGAGATTCCGAAGGAACTCTATGACCAGTTGATGAGGCAAGCGGGAGGGCCTGGCGAGTGAAGAGCCTCTACTTCTATAGGGAGGGCTCTGTGCGGATTCCCCTCACTCCGGTCAGGCTGTTCGTGTCCGGCGAGGGCTTCTCTGCGGTGCGTATCGGCGGGCCAGTCTTCGCGTTCGGACGGCGCTACGGGATGGTGATCCTGGAGCTGGTATTCCTGAACCTGACGGTAGGGTGGGACACAGAAAGGTAGCCGACGTGACAAAGAGCAAGGACGAGATGGCTCTGCTTACGGGGCGCGTCCTGGACGGCGAGATCGCGGCGGACGTGATTGTCGCCTTTGAGGAGCTGTCCCAGAAGCTGCTCGTGGCAGAGAAGGCGCGGGAGAGCGCGGAGACGGAGCGCGAAGACCTGCGTAAGGCCTTCTTCGCGCTGGCGACCGAGCTGGTCGGGGCGGACACCCGCTACAGTTACGACGTGAAGGCCACAGGCCGCCGCCTGCAGCGCGTGGTCGTGTTCGGCGCACCGACCGTGCACTACGACCGCCTTGAGACCGTCCTGGCCCCTGAAGTGTTCACTCGTGTGGTCAAGAAGCAGGAAATCACGACGACCACTGTTACCTACGAGCTGGACTACGAGGCCATGCGGGAGGCCATCAACAAGGAGGAGATTACACGGGCGCAGCTCGAGGCCTGCGTTGACGCGGGCAGGGTGACTTGCCGACTGATGCATACGCGGATCAAGAAGGGCGAGCCCGCGCCGGAGCCAGAGGAGATACCTGCGCCAGCACACCCCCTGGATGCAATCATCAAGTGGTAGGCTATCCTGCTGAGCTTAAGACGGCCAAAGACATCGCCGGAGTGCTGCGCCGCGTCAACGACGATCTCGCGGACAAGTCCCCGTTTCGCTTTGCCACGGTCGAGAAGCTGCTCCGAGAAATCCTGACGGACTATCCCGACCCCTACGAGGTCGCTGTTGTCTTGTCACGGGCCGCCTATCGTGGGGAGCTAGACCTCGGCGGCGAGGTGTGGAATACTCTGGATGTGCGAGCCTACGCACGGCTGCGCACTTGGTACTGGATGCCAGAGGGGATGGGGCGGTATGCCTATCTCATGGACTTCGTCGCTGGGGCGTCTCTGTGGGCGCAATGCTATCCGTGGCTCGCGGCGTGGGAAGATGCGGCGGACGATAGTCGGGCGATCACCAAGGCGCAGGCGGAGCTAGACCGGCTGTTGGAGGGTATCGGTGGAAGATCTTCAGCCGACACAAGCCGCTCCTGAAGTTGTTGAGAGACTGCTTTTGTCCGCTATGCGGACGCAGGAGGCTCTCACCAAGCTTCGGCGTGCGAGCATCACACTGGACTCGTTTTCCCAGGCCGTCTATCACGATCTCTTTGTCTACATTGAGCGACGTATTATTGAGACGGGCCAGCCTCCTAGTGACTCTGAGTTGCTGGCGCTCTATCAGTTCACGCCGGACAGGACGGCCACCGACGTCGACTCGCTAGCACGAACGTTGCGAAAGCAGGAGCTGATCCGCAAGGGGCAGGACGCCATGCAGACCCAGATGACCGAGCTATGGTATGGCGATCCAGAAGAGGCCATCCAGAACGTAATCACAGGGCTGTCCAATCTGCAGGCGGGCGCGTCCGAGCACCTCGGCTTCAGCGACGCAAGCGCGATGGATCGTCTTCTGAATGTCAAGGAGCGCAGTGAGATGCGTGCGCGGGGAGAGATCATCGGGATTCCTACGGGCCTGCCTCTGTTTGACGACACCGGCGTCGGCTGGCAGCCCGCCGAGCTAGTCACGATTCTGGGCCGGAGTACCATCGGCAAGTCGTGGCTGCTGCTCTTCTTCGGCTGCGTGGCATACTTCTGCGGCAAGCGCGTCCTCTACATCTCGCCGGAGATGAGCAAGCTGCATACCGAGTTCCGCATGGACGCCGTTCTGTCCCGTTTCTACAATATGGTAATCAGCAACAGCGCACTGATAAACGGGTCGGTTGATCTCCAGCTCTACGAGAAGTGGCTGGGGGCACTGAGTGGCGAGCGCCGCTGGGTTACAGCCGACAGCACCGAGACCTCGACAGGCAAGTTCGCCCTCAAGGATATTGCTGCGCTGGTTGCTGCGCACCGTCCCGATATGCTGTTAATTGACGGCTTCCACCTCATCGGCGGCAGCAAGGATGAGCAGTGGAAAGTCATCGCCGAGGCTGGTCAGACGTTGAAGGCGCTGGCTCAGCGGAACGGGATGGTGGTTCTCGTAGCGATGCAGGTCGTGCGCGAGGCGATGAAGACAACGGGCGAGGCTCCTGACCTGCAGCACGGGGCCTACGGCAAGGCACTCCTTGAGGATAGCGACCGCGTGTTCAGCCTCGCGATGCCCAAGGGCCAGCCGCGACTGCGCTACCTGAAAGTTCCTAAGACGCGAGACGGCGAGCCCGTTACGATTCGAGTGCATCTTGCTTTCGACGTTGATGTAGGCGACATCCGGCAAATCTCGGCGGATGAGTTGCGCGAGGAGATGGCACGTGAAGCGGATTGATGTGCGCGCCGCTGTCCGCGTGCTGGGAATCACGATCACTAGCGAGAGCGACACTGAGCTGATAGGGCTATGTCCGCTGCACGACGACCATCATCCCAGCTTCGCTATCAACCAGCAAACAGGCGCATGGGTGTGCTACACGGGCTGCGGGCAGGGCGGCATATTAACCCTAGCGCAGCGCGTCCTTGGCTGTAGTTATCAGACCGCGCAGTACTACCTGGATAGCAAGGTGGTCTCCGCGATGCCGGAAGCGCCGACGCTAACCATCGGGGCGGAGAAGGAGGTCGTCGGCCCGCCCGAGTTCCACTACGTTGAGGGCAAGACGCACCGCTATATGATCGAGCGCGGCTTCACGCCGGACACGCTTAGGGACTGGCACGTGGGATGGGACTTCGCACGCCAGGCAATCGTCATCCCCGTGACGTGGCAGGGGGATACCGTGGGCCTGATCTACCGGCATGTGCCACCCATTCCGGAGGGATATCCTCGCTACGAATACACCCCTCACATGCCCAAGTCTCGCATCTTGTTCGGCTGGGATCACATCGACTGGGCGGCGGATGCCCCCTTGATTATGGTGGAAGGCCCCTTGGACGCCCTAATGATGCACCAGTACGGGTTCCGTACGACGGCGGCGATCTTGGGCATGTCTATGAGCAAGGCCCAGGCGGAGCTACTCAATGCACGGAGCCTGCGGGTTACGTTGTGCTTTGATCAGGATGAGGCGGGGCGGGATGCCACGAAGCGCGGCATCAAGTTGCTACACGGCAGGGCAGGTGTGGTCAAGCTGCCCCATAAAGACCCCGCCGAATGCACGCGCGAAGAGGTCGCCGAGGCCCTAGCCACAGTTTCAACTTTGTGGGTGCCACCACATGCTTGACAACGGGCGCGAGACCTGGTATTGTTCCTTCAGAAGGCAAGTTGTAGAAGGAGGCGATACCCATGACGTTTGACGAGAAGCTGGCAGCCTGCCAGCCGACTATCTCCTATTGGTGCAGTCAGGCCGACTCCATGGGCCTAGATCAGGATGATGTGGAGCAGGAGCTGACGATCAAACTCCACAAAATAACCACCCAAAACCCCGATTTGCGCTCCTCTGTTCCTGTATACTTTAGAGCAGTAGCTCACAACTGCGTGCTGGACATGCAGCGGGTGAGCCAGCGGGAGGCCCGCCGCACTGTCAACCTGGAGACGCAGGCCGAGGTGATCCATAGCAGCTCCTCGGCACGAACCCTGGCTGACGCGGAATTTCAGATCGATCTTGAGCACGCGGGCTTGAGCAAGGACGCGATTCGGTTTATCCGAGTCGTCCTGGAGACTGGCGGACGCGGTGCCCGCCCCGCGTTCGGCGACACCCAGGTCAGCCACCGGCGATTCTACCGCGCCAGAGACGAGATTCGGAGATTCCTAGAAGGCCGAAGGGAGGCAGCACTTGCCACTTAGCAGAGGGCGCGATGCCCTACAAGATTACCTGACCAAGCAATCACAGGAGGGGTTCGGCGGGAGCCGCTTCCTCGTCTTGCGCGCAAGCGGAGAGGCCGCTAAGATCAGAGTCCTGACCGAGCAGACGGAGTTTGTGCTGGGCAAGTTCCACCGACTGGCAGTCACCACATCAACAGGGAAGCTCCGTGTCGGCGATCCAATCCTGTGCTCCGAGGACGACACCTGTGAGGTCTGCGCCAGCATCACAGAGGACTCTGCGCGGGCGCGCCTCCTCACCTTCTACTGGGTGTGGGTCTACTACGTCGACCACACCAGGCAAAACCCCTCCACGCGGGCCGGTACGAAGCCTTGGGAGCAGGTCGTCTACGGGAACATGGTTTGCTACCGCGAGCCAGTCGAGGCTCCTAGACTGCTCTTGGCAGGGTCGCGCCTAGCGGCGAAGATGGACACCTACTACGTTCGGATAGGCTCCATTACGGATCGCGACTACACCCTGATTCGGACGGGCGAGAAGCTAGAAACCGAGTACAATCTCCTCGCGGACGTTCCCGCCCCGTTCCGCACCGACATCGCCAGCATCATTCCCACTCTGACATCATTGGAGGACATCGCATATGGACGAGCAGGCACCGACGACCTCCCCACGGGAGTCCCTACGGGAGCGACTCATGAAGAACGACCCACCGGACGGCCCGCCCCCCAGCCCGACGCAGGACTCATCAGTCTCGGCCTCGACGCCGAGCCCGAAGCCGCCGCCCAAGGTGAAAACCCCGACATCTCCTGGTAGCACGCAAGAGATCATTGCGGAGGCTGTCGCGGCGGAACTAGCAACACCAGCACCGCCCGAACAAGCTGCGCAGATAGCGTTGCCACTAGGGGCGGACAAGCCTGCGAATCCGGAGAAGTACCCGTCTCACCGCCCGTCGGGTGCAACGCCAGGGGCGCACAACCCCGACCTGCGCGTCAATGTCAGTCTGAAGGGGGTGATCCCTGTCGGTCAGTTCGGAAACGTCCAGCCCGAACTCGGCGTCGTTAGTCTTGATCCCTATGGCGATGTCGAGGCGCAGATGCAGGTCTCGCTGGCCGCAGGACGCATCGCATTCGTGCGGATCGACGACGTTATCCGTGAGCTGGTGGACGACAAGCTAAATAGTGAGCAGGTGGCGGGCGCGCCCCTGTCGGAGCGGATGACCAAGGTCGAGGAGTTCCTAGAGAAGGCCAAGGTAAACATCAACACGCTCGCGGCGATGGTACGGAGGGCTGCCCCGCCGGAAACTTCCGAGGCATGATCTCCGCCTACTGCTATGCCTGCGGGCACTCGCGAGCGATCACTGGCCTGCGAACGTGCAGTGCCTATGTCAAGCCTCCAGGGATTGCCTTAGCTGGCACGTGCAGCGGCTGTCAGTTGAGCGTGAGCTTCGTGGTCTCCCCAAGCAAGTATGACGAGCTGGCACGGGCAAGAAAGGTGAGGGACGAGCGTGGCAAAGCAAGCCGCTAAAGCACAGCCAGTTGATCGGGTGCGCGAAGTTCGAGAAGAGGTCAACAAGAAGATGAAGGAGACCTCACTGCTGTTCGGTTCCGATCCCGTACTAAAGCTCAAGGCCATCCCGCTGGGCGTTACTCCACTAGACGATATGCTGGGCGGGGGCTTGGCCCGTGGCCGGTTCTATCTGGTCGTGGGTCGCCACGCCGTCGGCAAGACGTACTTCACTCAGCTTGCGATCAAGGCAGTGCAGCAGCAGGGTGGGGTGGCGGCCTACATCGACGCGGAGCGGTGCTACAACGAGGAGTGGTTCCGCAAGGTCGGCATCGATACCGACAATCTGCTGGTGTCACAGCCTGGGACGGGCGAGAAGGCGTTCGACGTCGTGCTGGCCTTGGCGCGAGCGAGAGTTGATCTCATCGTGGTCGACAGCTTGGCCGCGATGGTGCCCACCGCCGAGGCCGAAGAGGGGATGGACAAGATCGTGGTCGGCGGGCAGGCGCGCTTGATCAACGGAGGCTGCCGCCGCCTACTGGACGTCAACACCCACAGCGTGGTGCTGTTCACGAACCAGACCAGAGTAGCCATCGGCGGGCAGCGCCTCGGCGCAGGGGAGACCTTCCCTGGCGGCGTCGGGCAGTTGTTCTGGGCATGGGGCATCGTCCGCGTGACCCGCGAGGGCTGGATAACCGAAAAGTCCCCGAAGAAGGGCCAGGATCAGCAACGGGTAGGGTTTAACATGGGGTTCCGCACCGACAAGAACAAGCAGGCTCCGCCCTTCCAGAGCTGTGTCATCCCGTTCTATTTCCGCACTGGACATCTAGAGCTGACGGCGGGGCTGGTCGACGTCGCCGTAGACCTGAGCTTGATAGGCGGGAAGCCTCCGCACTACGAGTTCGAGGATCAAAAGTTCTTCGGCAGGGCCAGGTTGATTGCTTGGCTGGATGAGAATGAGAAAGTCAAAACCCGACTCTGGGCAGCCGTCCACGACGCGCTCGAAGGCACCTCGGCTTCAGGGGCCGCCGCCGACGGAGTTGACCAGGCCACATCAGAAGATTCTTAGCCTTCTCCAACGGATGGGCTATACAGTCGTCGCTGAGAAACCGGCGGGGCCATATCGCCTGGATTGCTGGCTGTCGGAGGTTTGGGCCGCGATTGAATACGACGGGCCAGCTCACTGGCGGCGACAGGACGCAAAGCGCGATGCGTGGTTATGGGATACCTATCGGATTATGGTGTTGCGTGTCACAGATCTGGAGACGCTCGCGCAGGCCATCGCGCCCTTTTTCGATGAGGCCCTGCTGACTGTTAGTGAGCGAAAGGTTTACGCGATTGAGCACGGATGGCATGGCTAACACTGGCGGACTAATCGGGCTGATGCGCTCCTTGGCGGCGGATGACTGGATCACACCACTGATGGATGAGTATTTTGTGAAGCGGTCGGTCGAGGATTGGTGGTCGCCCAGTTGCTTTCTCCACCCATCCGGCGCTGTAGACCCCTGCCAGCGCAGCATCCAGCTCGGCCTGCTGGGGCACAAGTCCCCCGTCGAGGCTCGCCTGGGGCGCATCTTCGACACCGGCAAGAGTATGCACGTTCGCTGGACTGCCTACTTTGCGGAGCAGGGGATGCTGCGGGCGTGGGATATCAAGCTAACGCTGCGCGATCCTCTGATGGTCAGCGGGACGGCAGACCTTATTCTCCGCCGCCCTGTTGCGACTCGGAACGAGCTGCTCCTGGGCGACCTGAAGAGTATCTCAAGCGGCGGCTTCAAGCGACTGCCGCCCCCACGCGACCCTCGCACGAATCTCTACGCGCTGGCCAAGCAGCATGCAAAGTACATCGGGCAGTTGCTGACCTACTTGCGGGCGTGTCCCATCAAGATGGATGGGTTCTTGCTGTTCGAGGACAAGGATACCCAGGAGTACAAAGTCTACCTGATCGCCTATGAGGAGGCTGTCTGGCGTACGCTGTTGAGTAACGCGGAGGTGGCTCAGGGGGCCTGCATCGAGAAGCGGCTGATCGCCCCTCCATTCCTGAAGGGCCACCCGCACTGCCGTACGTGCTGGCACCGAGACCCCTGCTTCCGGCTTCAGGACGGCGACGCGGCCTTGGCGCAGGACATCAAGCGGCGGCTGGGGAGAGCAAAGCGATGAGTGACGAGGCTTGGAGTTACCAAAGTGCCGTGCGGCACGCGGAGGAGCTGCTCAAGAAGGGCGCGCTCCCGCTGCCTAAGCGCCCTGCCGGATACGCAGAAGAGTACGAGTGGCCCGAAGACGTCACAGCGCTGACCTCGATTCAGCTAGGGCAACTTATGGGAAGGCTGTCGGGCTGGCAGGGCTACGGCTCCAGACTGCTGGGGATGGCCGCGCTAGACTTGCACGCGTTCGAGACGATCTACGAGTTGCTGCTGGGGCGCGCGATGGCGAAGGTGGCAAGCGAGAAGCGCCAAGTCAAGGAAGTCCTCAAGGCCGTTGCGGTCGACAGCGATCCAGTGCTGACCAAGCTCACCCGCGCTCTGGTTACGAAGCGGGCGGTCGTGGAGGCGCTTCAATCACAGATAGAGATTTACAAGTCTCACTACTTCGCCCTGAGCCGAGAGCAGTCGCGCCGCACCGACGACATCAAGGAGAAGCACTTCGTTGGCTAACGTGTGGCTATTCGTGCTCCTCGCGTTGGCATGCGGGCAAGGAGCCGCCATTATCGCTGAGGGCGGCCTGTTCGCCCCTGTGCGGGCGCTGATCCGGAGATTCAGCCCCCTCCTTGGTGACGGGATCAGTTGTCGGACGTGCGTAGCAACATGGGCGGGCCTGACGCTGGCCCTGTCCGCACGGTTTGCCGACGTGCAGCCTGGAGTGGTCGCTTGGTTTATCGATGGCCTAGCTCTGGCCCTCGCGGGCCGGACGCTGAGCAGCCTGCCAGACGTCTTCCTGGCGATTCGGAACAGGTTAGAGTAGAAAAGCCCCCTAGATGGGTCGAGCGGCGAGGTATAATGAGGCTAATCGAGCTAGCAGAGGGAGAACAATACTATGGCCGAGACTACACCCGAACCGGAACAGCGGCTGAAGGAAGAGCTGCTAGAGGCCAAGCGCGACCACGTGCGGGCTGAGGCAGAGAAGGCTAAGGCCGAAGCGAGGAAGGCTACCGCCGAGGCGCGGCGCGCGGACAAGGAGACCGAACGGCTCGGCAACGAAGTGCGCGAGGCCGTGGTTCGGGCCGAGCTGTCCGAGATGGGGCTGGAGCGCGAGCGCACCAAGCGTGAGAAGGAGCTAGCTGCCGACGAGTATCACTTCACCTACACGTTCAACGGCGTCGTCAGCGACCAGTCCGTGAAGCAGTGCATCGCACAGTTGGCGATCTGGGTACGGACGGTGCCTGAGTGCCCGATCGAGATCATCTTCAACAGCCCTGGCGGGGAGATCATCTCCGGCATGACGCTGTTCGACTACATCCAGGTGCTTCGGCGCAAGGGGCACGAGATCACTACGGTTTCCCTGGGCATGGCCGCTAGCATGGCGGGGATTCTCCTGCAGGCTGGCAGCATACGCATCATGGGGCGCGAGGCGTGGCTCCTGATCCACGAGGCCAGCTTCGGCTCAAGCGGCAAGATCGGGGAGATCGAGGACACGGTGAAGTGGGTCAATGCGATCCAGAAGCGCATCCTGCACATTTTCGCCTCCCGTTCCCATATGACCGAGCGGCAGATCGCTACCAAGTGGAAGCGCACGGACTGGTGGATCAGCAGCGACGACGCACTCAGGCTCGGCTTCGTTGACGCGATTCTCACCGACGACCCCGCCCTGCCCGACGCAGCGACGCCGAAGGCCACGAAGAAGTCCAAGGGATGCCTGAGCTAATCTGGTTTGCCCGAGGCGCTGTCGCGATGGGGGCTACCTGGCTGGTCGCGGCACTGCTTGCACCAAGCGCCCTGCTTGCGGGGGCACTACTAGACCGCCGGACGATTGCTGTGGCTGGAGGGCTGGCAGTAGTCGTCGGCGCTATCCTGGTCGCCGTCGCTGGCGCATAGATGTGGAGGAGTCTGGCCGATGAGCAAACAGCATGATAAGCCTGAGCCTGCGCCGACCGCGCCAGCAGAACCAAAACCTGCGCCGACCCCGTCGCGCACTGTACTGCTAACCCGCTTTGCGAAGCTGCAGGAGAAGGTGACGAGGTTGACGGATGAGCTGGCGTTCACTAAGGACGCCATGCTGCTGACGGCGGCTGACCTGCGCGAGGCCTACGGCATCGTCGTCAGCGACGTGGTGCACACTACCCCCACACGGCTGGTTGCCTCGCCCGTTCCCAGCGTCGCTGCTCCAACGCGGATCGAGGATATCGCGGAGGTAGCGGACGAGCTTCCTACCGTGGCACCGGAGGACAACCCCATGCTCAGGGCAGCAGCGGTTCAGGGCATCCAGATCGGTAAGCCTAGAACCGCGCCCGCGAGCGAGGCCGAGGTAGAGGAGATTCGCCGAGGCGCAGTGGGCGACCCCAAGGGGGACGATGCGAAGGGGTTTTCCGCAAACATCAACAAGACCTTTGACAAGGCAGTCAGAGAGGGGCTGGGCAAGAGATGAGCACCATCACCTATTCTGTTACGGCCAAGGATCGGATCGCCTATCTGGAGGCGCTCGGCGTTGCACGGTTCGAGCCACGCGGCTTTTACGTCGTCGGCGACCCCGTGCTGCGGCTGCGTGCCCTGAAGGATATCCCGCCTGTTTCCGCGATCTCCCACAGCGATCCGGCGGTCATCGACCTGGTGATGGAGGGCTACGCGGCCTACCTGCCAATGATAGAATTCCGATGGTTCATTTGCGGCGCGGCAGCGGCAGCGACCTTCGTTGACCCGCGCGACAAGGAGCATGTTCGCACGATGCTCCTTCTCCTAACCGAGGCTCTTCTGGACGACTTCGCCAAGGATGGAGAGCCGCCCAAGTTCCCTGCGCTAGCCGCGCACCTGCGGCCCGCCGTTGAGAATTCCTTCTCGCGTGCGATTGAGAGCGTGGAGCCGTCTGTCTGGCATCAGGTGTTGGCCTACATCGACGGTTTCTGGTGGACTCTGACCCACACGCTTCCGACAACTAAGACTGGCACCAAGGCCCTCGCAAAGGCCGAGGACTTTATGCGCCAGGTGACGGACTACGGGATTCTTCCCCAATGAAGGAGGAGCAGAATGCCGCGCCACCTACCGGCGGACGTTGAGCAGCGTCTTATCTCACTCCTGGGGCCGGTTTGCGATGAGATCATAATAGGCCCCCAGGCGGCGCAGTGTATCCGTGACCGTGTGGCGGCGTGGCGCTCCAACCTGGGAAGCGGCGGACGCCCGCACACGGTAGATGAGTTGGCGACGATCATGGGCGAATGCCTGTGCCCGCCGTTCTCCATCACCCAAGCAATCATGGCGTATATGGAAAGCGTCGAAGGCTATAAGTGGGTGCCATCCGCGTTGCGGCGGCGAGAGAGGAACTCCTAGCATGTGCAAAGTCTTTGCTGGCTTTGTCTTCAAGGGCGACCTTGATCTAGACGACGAGGGCTACGGCGAGATCATCATCTTCCCTACCCGTGAGGCCGCTGAGGAGGCCCTTGGAGCGAACGAGCCGAGTGACGATATCACCGCTGCGCGGATTATGGTGGAGATGGAGAGTGAGGATGACCCCTGTTGTCAGTAACACTGTACCTCGCATTGTCGAGGGCTGGGTGTACCCTGACGCCTTGACCAACAGCCTGCGTCTGCCGGATACTGGCATAACCATATGGTACTCGCGGCGGCGCGGCATGGTACACGTGGTCGCCGAGATCAGAACGGAAGAGGAGCTGCGCGAGGATGCTTGACCTTATCGCTCCGTGGGCAGACTGGCTCATCACCGGCAGCAACATCGGCCTTAGTGTAGGGGTCATCCCTATGCTTTGGCAGGGCAGGCATCAGCAGCACGTACCCTACGCAACGAGCATCACCTTTGTGGTGTTGCTGGCAGTCTTGGCCGTGGCATTGCTCTCTCGCGGCCTGGTGTTTAGTGCTGTGTCAGACGCGACCGCCCTGGGCCTGTGGGCTGGGGTAGCCGGAGAGCGCTGGTGGCAGGGGCGCGCCGCAAGGAAGACCTTGTGACAGACCTGTTCTTTCAGGCCCTGCAGATCTGCTCTCTCTGGGCGATGTTTATGGCGCTGGCCGAGATCTGGAGAGTGGTAAACCGCGATGCCTAAGTTCCCTGGCGACAAGTCCGAGTGCAACCATGACGTCGAGCGCGACGACGCCACCGCACACGCCTACACGCTAGGCTGCGAGTGGGGCACGGAGACAACCGTATTCTGCCATGTCTGCATGGAGCAGATCGGCCCCTCTATCCTAGAGTGCGGTATGTGCGGGGCGTCCTGGCAGGAGTGCCTATTCAACGGCTGCCCTTGGTGCAACGGGTTTATGGGAGCTGGCGAACGCGGTCAACTTCCCCCACAAGGAAAGGGGGTGACATCATGGCCTCTTACACCTTGATCCCAGCATACGCTATCCCACGCGGGCGCAAGCACCGGATGCGGAAGGACAAGCTAGAAGACGAAGACGACGACGACCGCCTAGCACGGGCACCTCGTGGGCGGCGCGAGCGGCGGCAGGACGATAAGCAGCGGAGACAGCATGAACGCCTACCTCGTTGATGCCGGTGAGGTTTACGTTTGCCAGGAATACCTGGGCGAGCTAGGCTCTATCTACGGCGACGAGCGGGTCATCGATATCGTCTTCGCTGAGACGCGGGGCCAAGCCACCTATCGGTTCTGGCGGCGCTACGCCGACGACTTGGGCGGGCTGACCGAGCACACCTATAAAACGCGCCTACTGAGGAGAAGCGTGCCTGACAAGATGACGCACGGGGCTCCGCTGGCGGTCTTGGAGCGCAGGTTGTGGCACGAGGTCGCGGCGGCGGAGACGCGCGCCAAGGAGAATGTCCATGATACGAGTAAAGGTTCATAACATCCTGGTCAGTGTGGGGGACGGCTACGACGACGCCTTTGACACGTTCCTTGACCAACACATCGTGTCCATCGAGCCGTCTGGCAACGCGGACGAGGCGGAGCGCGAAGGACAGAGATTCGCAGAATTCCTAGCCGAGTTCTGTGATCCCGCGTTCCTGACAGGCTTGACCGCTAACCTACCATGAAGAAGCTAACCCCACGCGACTGGCTGCGCGTACGGATAGCAAGCTTCATCCTCGGCAAGCGCCTGTGGAGATGGCTGAACGCCGGACGCTTCGGCATCCTCTCCCTGCACCACGCCTACGGGCTCCGAGAGAAGAACGAGATCTACGGCGTCTACTACCGCAGCGAGGGCGCGGAGAAGAAGACATGACCGACCGCATGCAGACCCTACTCCGCGAGGCTTCGCGCGCATACCAAGAGATGAGAAATCCTTTCGACATAGACTTTCTCCACGAGCACACTGTGACTAGTGATGAGTGTGTTGACATAGCCCTGGCCGTATCGGATGCCATCGACATCTCCCTCCTACACCTGCTGGACGATCTACCCCTTCGCGAGGACGGTTAGTGCTGGTAAGATACTACTCGTAGCGGCAATAACTGTTTTACCTGTGGATGAGTTTTGCTTAGAGGGTCATTGGATGGGGAGATTGTGAGGCGACGTGACCAGGAAAAAGTATCGGCTTAAGCAGCCCCGCAATTATCCACTAGACCCCCAGCGTGGGTCAGTCCCTAAGCTTAATCCGCGCCATCCGCTGTGGAGGCTTATACAAGATCGCCTGGCGACGGGCGTCTACACGTACCCGCAGCTCTCCGTTTGGGCGGAATCTATGGGGTTCCCTCTAACCGTCCCTCAGATACGGCGCGGGCTGGATCGGTATAAGCCCTCCTACCTACCGATGCGGGTCTTCCCATGGCTGGCGGATATGGTGCAGCACATCCTGGACAACTTCGTGGACTGGGACGCCCAGCTCGACGCGGCGGCGACACAGCAGGCCCAGCTCGTCGGTATGGTTATGGAAAAGATGCGCGACCTACGGGAGCGACCGGAGATCATCAACGGGCCGGACGGCGTACCGCTGAAGATCACCAACGCGCACGGGCACGAAGAGTACGTGATCCTTCCGGCGGCGAGCATAGACGACAAGATTCACATCCTCAACGCGGCGCAGAACGCCGTAGGGAAGCTGTTCAGGATGCTGGTTGAGCGCACGCGGCTGCACGCCGATATGCGCGTGCAAATGCCAGGAACAGGCGGCGAACAGACCGCAGAAGGCGGCCAGGGGGTCGGCCCGACATTGTATACTATCAGTAACGTCGAGCTGCTCCGCAAGGAGATGGATGAGGTCGACCGCGAGATGCGCGCGACCTACAACATGCTGATCAAGGAGGCGGCGGAGGTCGGTGCAACGCTGCCGGAACCGAAACCGCTGGATGCACATCTGGAGGAGGCAGAGTGAAGACCGGCACCGCTCGCCCCACGTTTGTTACGCCAGGGATGTGCGTCGCTTGCGCGGCGGACGGCGAAGGCCCTGAGTGCCTCGCTACGTACACAGTGCAAGAGTATCTCTCCGAAGGGCCGCCCTGGATGCACGACAGGGACGAGGGTTACCCTGGGCGCAACACCATCATCGTTGCTGGCGTGGAGGTAGAGCTTTGAGCCTGACGGCTGAGTCCGTGCGATGCATCTGCGGCCACCCGACGCCAGGCATCGCCTGGGAATGGGCACCTGGGCACCAGGGCCAGTCTAAGTGCATCTGCTGTATGCGCGCCATCTGGGAGGAGAGCCTGGAGACGATTCTGTCGTCCCTTCAGGCGGCCCTGGCCGCCTACCCCGCCGTCACCAGCGGCGAGTGTGCGAGCGGCGTCGGCCTAGAGCAGGAACAGGAACCCTGCCCCCACACTGTCTACGCTAATCGGTGGCAGGGCGACGCCAATGATTTCTTCTGCGTGAGGTGCGGCACACCCCAGGACAAGGACGCCTGCCCCCACACCTACTGCGGCGTCAGCGAGAATGGCGTCCGGTGCGACGACTGCGGGGAATACCTGTGGGAAAGCTAGAAGCGCGCTTTATGTGCTCCGGCTGCCATATCGACGTCTACGCGGACAATGAGACCGTGAGCAAGATGCGCGACGCTCATATGGCGTACCACGCTGCCCGATACCGCACAGCGTGCGAGAGGCTGATCGCAAACGCACCGAATCCGGTGGGGGCGCGCAAGTTCCTGCTGGGGGAGAATTCAGCGTGACAAACACCTACGCCTACTGCTCGAGTTGTGACAAGATCGCGGAGGCGACCATCGAGGAGCCTACTTCTTGCATCACCCCCACGACCCCTGGGCGCTGGGCGGCGGGCGACATCGTTTGCCGAAGCTGCTACGCCATCATCGCTACCCTATTCAAGAACCTGGACGAGGAGGCATCGTGAGCGGTTACAGGCATATGCCCCTGCTCGTCTGTCCAGCGGGGCACAGCGACACGTTCAAGGCGGAGGGCATCAGCAAGACGCTTATGAGCGGTGCCTACACCCGCGTGAACAACCAGGGTAAGGTCATCGAGACCCATGACCCCAACGTCGAAACCCATCACTACCGCTGCGACGTGTGCGGGGTGAGCTTCACGAGGCGCTGGCAGGACGGCAAGCTACTACTGCCTGAGCCCGTTGCGGTTGTGACAACGGCCCTGTCCCAGGAAGAGCTAGACGCCCTACGCCGCACCACTACTGGCGGGCTACCTGAGACGGCCCGCCCCAAGACCACGCCGAAAATGGCAGTGCGAATGGAGCGCGCCGGATGGCGGCAGCGAGTACTGAAGGGAAGATGACAATGCACCCTCCGCTTGAGCTAGAACACTGGCAGCTTGTGGACGCCATGCAGGATTACTGCGAGAGCTACATCCCTGGCTACGCGCGGATGACCTACAACGAGCGCCGAAGCGAAGCCAAGCGCCAGCTTGACCTATTCGTGATGCGGTGCTTGACTCCGCCACCTAGCAGGCCCCAGACCATCGAGAAGGGAATGAAGTGAGCGGGCTGACAGCCCGTTTTGAGCAGAGAAGGTAGACGGATACCGATTCACGCCAGCAGGCCGCAGGATTTGCGCCGTGTGGCCGCAGGATCGGCGTCTGAGGAGAGGAGACACCATGAAGCTGTTCGCGATCGAGAAGACTCGCTACTGCGATTACTACAACAAGACCGAGGTGAGCGTCCTGGGCTACACCGTGGGCGACGTCGAGACGAGCGACCTCCCCGACGTCGAGACCACCCTGTACCTGGGGCCGGTCAGCATCACCCTCTACGTCAACAAGCCCTCCCTTGAGGCCGTGTCCGGCGCGGACGTGGCTGATGTCGAGCTGGGCGGCGGCATCCGGCTGATCGGGCCGGACAAGTTCCGATTCATCCCCTGCCCCTTCCTTCGCATCGAGCTGAACACGCTCGTCGGTTATCTGACCCTGCGCCTGTTCTAAGACGATGACCGATTGGCAGAAGATGAGCGTGTGGCGGGCGGGGGCGATCACGAATGCCCTGGACGTCCTGGAGCACACCGCACCAACACCTGAGCTGTGGGCCTTGTGCGCGGTACTACTACAGGCCTTTATCCGTGCGCGGGAGGGCAAGTGCCCGACCTGCGGTTGCGGCTCCTACACTGGCCCCGACGAGGCCCCGACGTTTGATCCAGAAGGTTATCCAATCTAGTGATCAAACACGAGACCGTCTATCTCCCCCGCGCTGACGCCGAGCGCCTGTTTGAGGCCACGCTGGAGGACAACCTGCGTGATCTAGCAATGGCCTTATTCGCGGGCATGGGGGATGTGGCGGGTGCTACGGCGCAGGCCAAGAAATGGCACCTGACCGGACGCTTCGGCGACGTCATCCCCGTACGCGTTACGATTGAGGCACTGTGATGAAGCACTGGTCTGATGCAGGCAACGGCGGCAAGCGGCGAAGAATCCCCTGGACGATGTGCCGCACGGTTTGCGGCCTAGAGGGGTTGGCGCGACGGGAGCGCTTCGCGATGCGTAAGGCCGACGTCACCTGCAAGACCTGCCTGATGATCCTGTACAAGCGGGCTGGGTGGTGATGCGGGGCGGATAGAAAGCCCTTCACTTTCAAACAAGTGTATGAGTATTGACACCGCGATCGATCCGCTCACCGACGAGGAGAAGGTCGTCATCAACGGCTCAGCGAAGCTCTTCTGGCACTTTCTCCTTAAGTTCTATCCGCTGTCCTTCGCCGAAGAGAAGTACTTCATGGCGAACAAGCGCTGGAGCCCGTTCCGCCTTTCGGCGATGCACCAGGCGTGGGCGGGGGCGGCGCAGCAATATTCCCGCCTATGCGTCCTGGCCCCACGCGGACATCTAAAGTCAACCGTCCTGGGGCGAGGGTTCCTGTTCTGGCTGGGTATGCGGGAGACGAAGGACTTCGACGCCGTTTACTTTAGCTACAAGGACAACCTGGCCCGCGACCATACGATGGCTCTTAAGAGCTACATCAAGGACAATCCCTACTGCCGGTGGTGGGTCGACAACAAGCCCACGAGTGACAGCCTGGTAGACTTCACCGCATCGTGGGGGCCGCCAGGGAACGAGACGTGGCACTTCGTGGTGGAGCCTGCGGGCATCCTGGGAGCGTCGCGCGGGAGACATCCGAAGGCGGTGGTATGTGACGACATATTGTCGGACTTCGCAAATCCTATGGAATCTGAGGAGGTTGTGCGCATCAACAACATCTTCCACCAGGTGGTGATGTCGATGCCGGAGCTACACCAATCCTTGCTCCTGGTCGGGACGCCGCAGGCCGAAAACGACGTCCTCCACAGCGTGCAGAAGGACAGGCGCTGGCACTGGCGGCGGTATCCGGCGATCAAGAACGAGGTGACGCAGGAGACCCAGTGGCCGGAGAAGTTTGATTACGGTCGCCTGATGGAGCTGTTGGCTGAGGTCAAGCCGCGCGCGTTCCAGGTGGAATACCTGCTCAAGCCTGTGGCTACTGCGGACGCCTACTTCCCCCGCTTCGCCATTGATAACATCGTCGACGAGAATCTGCGGCGCTGGACGACGGATGAGCCTTGGCCTGGCCGAGGGCGCTACGCCACCTACGGCGGCATGGACGTGGGCAAGGAAGTCCACCCAAGCCACATCACCGTCCACGCCATGATGCCGGACGGCACGCTGATGCAGATCTTCGAGGAATGGCTGAACCACATGGACTTCAGGGCTCAGGCGATTCGCGTGAACCAGATCATCGAGCACTTCGACGTCGCCAGGTTCTTCTACGACAGCACGCGCGCCGAGCTGGATGACCGTGCCTTGTCCAAGCGCGCGCAAGGGAAGAAGTTCAAAAAGGGCATCAAGGTCACAATGGCGACTATGTTCGAGAAGCGCGTGTACTCCCAGCCTGGGGAGCCTGGGCTCATCTTGCTAGGCCCTGAGAACAGCCGCCAGGTGCGCCAGATATGCGCGGTCAAGAAAGACCTGAGCGCATACGAGAGCGAGGACGGACACGGCGACAGCTTCTGGAGCAACTCCCTGGCCATCTACGCGGCGGACACCGGCCCAAGCTTCGTTGATCTAGGTGATGTAAACGATATGTTCTCTCGTCGCCTACGGTGACCGTACCTCCGCCCGAATCGTCATAGTAAGTGAGGAGGCGCACTTATGGAAAACAGAAGCGCTGAGGGCTACGTCATCCGGATGTTCGTGGAGGACGCGCCTATCAACGAGGACGGATCGATCGATTACAACTTCACGGTGCACGAGCGCATCGAGGACTTGCTGGAGGAGGCGTACTGGGGTGCCGAGGACATCGCGTATGTCCGTGTCACCATAGAGGAGATACCCACGCTTAAGCGAACAGGCATCTTCGCTACCCCATGGCGCTGGTGCTTGCTCTGCCGCAAGCGGAATCAAGAGGGCGACACCTCGTGCTGCGTTTGCGGCGCATCCCAGGACTACCTGGTCAGCTATCCAGTAGGGGAGGGAGACCCTATGCCACATAGCGCCCAAGCCCGCGAGGGGCGAATGCCGTTTGCCTCGTTTGCGAGAAGCGGCGCAACACACGACCCCGAAGGCGTCGACGCTTACTGCTTCTTCTGTGAGAAGCGGTTCGCCGACAGACACCTCGACCCCGACGACTACTACTGCTACGGCTGCCACGAGTACGTCTGCGACGATTGCAACCTGAACGCCGCCGTTTGCGGCCCCCACGCCGTGATGGATCACGTCGCACCGGACGCGGAATGAACCTGATGCTGATGGGGCCACGCACCTGGGCAAGCGTGTCCTGTAAGACGCTGGTAGTGTGCGATGTCCCGCTTGGCGTACGGATGATATCTACTGGCGACAGTGGAACGCTCCTCTACCTTGCCTGTGACTTTGTGCTACGCGGATCGCCTTACGGTATTGTCCACGCCGAGCTAGACGACGAGCGGGCACGCCGAACGAGCGTGATGATTGCGGAGCTGGAGGGCCTTGGCCTAACAGACATCGAGGAGATGTGATGATCGCCCGCACGATCTATCTCGCGCCCTGCGCGCCTACTCAGTGCGAGGCCCTCTTCGTCGAGGGGGACAACGACGGATTCGACTTTGCGATGTGCAGCCAGGAGGCCCTCGTCTATGCGCAGGAATTCGCGCTCGATTATCCGATTCCGATGTGCGCGAAGTGCCTGGGCATACTGGTGCAGACGCCTGTCGTGCGAGGCCTGCTTACGTACGGGTTCTGCCCGACCGAGGAGGAGATGGACGAGGAGATGCGGTTAGCTGCCGAGGCGGGCCACCCCGTGACCGAGGCCCTGCCAGGATCGTCATAGTAATAAGGAGAAAGGATTATGCCAGGCGCGAAGTACATCAGAGCCTTTGGCTACCCACTAGCGTTCGTTTATGGCCCCGAGCAGGGGGTCGTCGTCGCTGGTGCGCTGGGGCTCTTTGCCATCGGCACCCTTGGCCACCACCAGCTCATCAGGATCGCATCGCAACTCGGCCTGCAGACCCTGCGATGCGGTTTCCTGCGCATCCCGACGCCGTTCCTGATCGTCACCGTTGAGCTGGGGGCAGTGGGCGTCACTGTCGGCTTCGGGCTCAAGACTGGCTACTACTAAGCCATGACCCTGGACGAGGCCAAGGCGCTGCGCTGCGGCGACCTGGTGCACGGCGCAGGAAGAGTGTGGCGGGTCGAGGACGAGCTGCACGAGGCGGGGGGAGACTCCGCGCCAGCACGCGCAGGATACGAACACCTGGGGATAACCCACCTCATGCGCCTGCAGGTCGTGGGCGAGGGTGCGCACGGGCTGAAGTGGTTGGTCAGCGACATCGATCTGTCCAGCCTGCACCTGCCGGAGAGACAATGAGGTCGAACAAGGCAACGCTGAACATCCGCATCCGCCGGTTGCGAAATGTGATACTAAGAGCGAAGCACAGCGTCCGACGCTATCAGCAAATCGAGCAACTTCAGCGGGTGATGGCCAAGGGCTACTTCGCTGCAGGCACCGTTCTATACCCAAAGCAAGGAGGCGACAATGGATAGGGCTATCTACTTCATGCTACGGGCGATCTTCTGCGAGCTGCAATCGCAGCGCATTGCGCTGGGCGAGGCAGAGCGGAGCGCGCTACAAGCAGAGGCAGAGGCATCGAGTGATGCTGCGAGGATAGTCTATAGCGCCTGGGACAAGCGCCTAGACAATATGAGATTTCGCACTAACGACTCGCTGATTGACCCCGACACGGGGTTCCGCACAGACGAGCCCCCGCCCGCGAGCGAGTGATGAGAGAGCTTCAGGGAGACCTATGGGACGCCGCAACAGCGCTGCAAGCCGACGCCGTGGCGATAACCACCAACGGATTCGTAAAGAAGAACGGCGAGGCGGTTATGGGGCGAGGCGTCGCGCTCGAAGCAAAACAGCGATGGGCCGATCTCCCTCGGTTGCTCGGCGCGTCGATTAGTAAGTTCGGCAACAAGCTCCACGCGTTCCCGATAGTGCTGGGCGACAGGCCCATGACGCTAATCGCGTTCCCCGTCAAGCATCACTGGTGGGAGCGGGCCGATCCGGAGCTGATCTACTACTCGGCCCTGAACCTGAAGGTGTGGGCGGAGCACCTGCACCCCGCCGTCAAGTGCGTTGTCCTCCCTCGCCCAGGCTGCGGTAACGGCGGGCTGGAGTGGGAGCAGGTCAAGCCCATCCTGGAGAAATGGCTGGACGACCGCTTCGTAGTCGTTCACAAGGAGGAGCCCCAATGACGCACGAGACCGGCCCAAAGCCCAGGGAACCAGCCAATCTGCTGCAAGCGGGAAGGGCTGGCAAGGCCGAAACTGGCGGGCGGGGGTCTCGGCCCACAATGAAGGAGGCGGCATCATGAAGCAATATAGTATTACCATCCACAAGATCAACCCGCTGCCGCTCGGCAAAAACGCGCCGCGTCATCGGTTTGTTCAGGCATTCTGGGCCGACGACCGACCCTATCCCACCGACGACTACTGCCCGTCTTACGCGGAGCAGGCTACGGCGCGATACATCGAGAGTCTTCTTCAGGACGCAGGCACATACCTCGTTGTAATCGTTCGGCAGGACACCTCGGCTATCCCCAACACATGGTCATGGACGGTCACAGTCACACCGGCCCCAACGCCCCCGCCCCCGCCGCCGACGATCACCTGGAAGATGTAGAGAATGACGCCCAAGTTTACCACGAAGGTCATTCGCAACAGAGCCCAATGCAGGCAGTGCGGTGACATCATCGAATCCGAATGGGCGCACGATTTCAAGTGGTGCAAGTGTGGCGCAATTGCCGTCGATGGCGGCGCGGCCTACCTTCGGCGCGCGGCACGCGATGACATGGCTGACGTGATCGAGCTTAGCGAAGAAGGAGAACAGGAATTATGAAGACTAAGACGTACACAGTCACAGGCTATGCGCTGTGGGGCGATATCGAGCCCTACATCAGCGACCCACTCGATGTGAACAGCGTCGCCTCAGTCGCAAATGAGCTGGAGGCGCTCGGCACGCCTTCCCTTGAGGACTTGCGGCTGGATGTTGCGGAGGGCGATGCCTTCGCAACCGCCGAGGATAACGAGATCATCGAGGTCACCATCACCGTCACCGTGGCTCCGGCACAACCGTCTTAACAGGTGAGAGGAGGCATAAATGGGCGAGCTAGCAATCCTTTTCGCCATCTTCTGCGTAGGCCACTCCCTTGCTGTGGTGATCCGTGAGAACGGTCGCCTACAGCCGACACCATGGATGGCACGGCAGAACGGTATCAACCGCTTCTGGGCCTTCGCTAGCGGGCTAGCGGCCTTGGGGTTCGGCATCGCTGGGGCGGTGACGTAGGCATGGATTTCGACAAGGCCTCGAACGAGACCCTGCACGCGATGGCGCTTGATGCCAACTTCGCGGCCCTGCGCCTGGAGATACGTGCGGTCAGCATCGCCGTCAAGTTCGGCGAGCAGAAGGACGTCAAGGCGCTACAGCTTGCCGCAGAGTATCTGGCACAGGCCGCTAACAGCTTCACCCGCGCGGTTATGCTACGGGAGGGCGTCACCACCGAAGAGGAGACGGCAACCCTGGCCGAGGGGATGACTCCGCCAGCGGCGGCACCGGAGGAGCCCAAGCCCAAGAAGACCACCTTCTTCGGAGCACCCTGGTGAGGGCTTTGTAACAAACGACCCCCCTGAGACGTCTCTACATACAGAAGGAGGAGACGCATGAAGAAACTACTACTAGGCGCGTTCACCCTGACCTTACTGGTGGTGGCAGGGATGGCCCTAACGGGCGGCGCGGAGGCAGATCCACCTCAAGACCTGCCCTGCCCTGCTGGGTGGATAAGTAAGGATGAGACCGGCAGCGCGCTGAACGGTTTTGTTCCTATCGTGGGCACGCGCTTCTGCATCAAGGCAGGAAGCACGCAAAGTAACTCGTCCGGCGCTGGCAACACGGGCATCTTGACGGCGGACGGCGCGCGTGCTCTATGCGATTATCTGATAGCGGCGGGCATCAAGAACGGCAAGGGGACTACCTGTAAAGACGTGAGCTATTACGTTGTCTATCCTACGCCCACACCGTCGCCGACGCCACCCCCTTGCGGTTGTTGGGGGAATCCTCCTGTTTGTGTGGAATGTCCTGTTACTGTAACGCCAACGCCTAGCCCGACGCCAACCCCCACGCCGACGCCCCTGCCGCCGAC